AGAAGCTAGAAAGCGTAAGACTAAATTGTATTTGGAGGACAGAGAAACCTTCATGACTTACCTTATTACAGACGTTATGAAGTTTGTAAGATACTGTGAAAAGAAAGATAAGCTTCCTTGCATAAGACTCAATGGCACTAGTGATATACAATGGGAGACTATCAAGATAGGTGGACAGAATATCTTTGAAATGTTTCCTGATGTTCAGTTCTATGATTACACCAAGATACCTACAAGAAAAGTATCTGATTACAAAAACTATCACTTGACATGGAGCTATTCAGAAGCTAATATGAAGTATGCAAATTGGTTTGACAAGATAGCATACAACATAGCAGTAGTATTCAATGGTGATATGCCTATACATTTCAAAGGCAGAGAGGTAGTCAATGGAGACGAAACAGACTTAAGATTTTTAGACAAGCAGAATGTTATTGTAGGTCTAAAAGCAAAAGGTAAAGCTAGACATGACACGTCAGGCTTTGTAATACAAACTATATAAGGAGATTAATATGTTAAGAATATTTGAAGATAAATATAATGGATTGAAAAGGTTTTATCATTTCAATTTGTTTGGTGTTAAGTTTCGTGTTGCTACAAACACAAGAAGCTTTAACAAATATGGAACTTACGCTACTCAAAGAGGTAGAGTAATTAATATAGGCAGACAATACCTATGTTTTATGAGGAGATAACATGAAACTTAAACAAATACTAGAAATACAAAAAACAATAGAAGGTAAATTACCTGTTGACATGTATGACAAATGGGTGTATTATAGCGACAGCAAACAAGATTGGGTGGACATTTCAGAATTAGATGTTGTTCACATAATTAGAATTATAAGAAAACACATAGGAGAAAAAGATGTCGGAACAGATGAGTGAAATAGAGCCTGATGTAGATATGATAAATCAACAAACATTTGAAAGAATACTTGATGATGTTTTAGAACAAGATAAAGAAGGTTTACTTGAAGAAGATATACAAATTATCTGTGATGTTTATGGCTTACATGCTGATGATGATAGAGATGATATACTTGGATTCATAGCAGAGAATAAATTTTATAATGGAGCAATATATGACACAATATAAAGATGAAGTAGAAAAACGCAGAGAAGAATTAAAAGAAGAACAACTTGACAACGAGGTTAGTTTTATTGAAGTAGTTTTTAAAGATGGTAAATGGGAAAGAGAAACTACAGGATTTAAAAGTGGTAGAAGGATTGTAAAATATAACGATAAAAGGAGGAAAGATACAATAGAATGGCTGTAAAATCAAAAGCATTTAGTCAAGCTCATACATCTGCAACAGGTGTGCGAGGTAAGAAGACTAGTCAGGGTAGAGGTAATGTTGGCTTCTCTACTATGAATAAAAATAGAAAAGCTAACTATAAAAAATATAGAGGGCAAGGAAAATGAAAACTAAAATATTAAAAAGTAAAGTCACTATTGAAATGAACAACGAAGAGTATGATACTATGTTTAAATACATTGATAAACTTCGAAGCATGTTAAATACTTTACATGAGACAAACGATTTATGGTTATCTGATGTTCAAAATTTACACAGTCTTAAATGGGAACTGGTAGAGATGTTAGATGCTGAATGGAATCCAAATACTTATAAATATATAAAGAGAGGTACAAAATAATATGAAACTATTTATGATAAAACTATTGACTGCTATTGCAGTTGTATTAACTATGTATGCTAGTGTAATCTTAGTGCATGAAGATGCTAGTAATAATGCAGAAGATATAATGACATTGAACAGGAAGATAACTTCTTTAGAAGCTACTAACTTAGAACTAGAATCAGAGATAGATAATCTTAAAATGATTATAAAAGGATTTAGAACTGCATTGAACGACAGAGAAATAAATGTAGACTTAAAAGTTAGACAAGCTGTTGATAATAAATTCAAAGAACAAACTGCTACAGGTAATCTTGGAGTATTAACAGGAGACCATGCAGATATCGAGGAGGTAGAATGATAGGCGAACTAATAGGACTTGCATTTGTAATAGGATTTATGCTAGTATCTTTAACAGCAGTTGGATTTATAATAGCAGATAGAAACTATGACAACAAAAGAAAGAACGACTGATTGGTACTTGAAATGGGTTGCAAGTTGTTTTATAATACTAGCAATTTGTTTCAGGTCAGTACAAGGGTTTCAAGAAATAGATTTAATACTAAGTTTTATAGGTTGTTTTATGTGGACTTTAGTAGGTTTATTATGGAACGACAGAGCCTTGATAGTATTAAATGCAGTAGCAACTTTTGTATTACTAACAGGTATAATTAAATTATTTATTTAGGAGGGAACTATGACAGCAAAAGAAATGACAGATGATAACTTTATAAACTTTCAAGATGATTTCTATAATCTTTTAGAAAAGTATGGAGTTGGTAAGATTGATATTGAACACCCACAGTTTAATAGTATTTGCAATCTTAGAAATAAAGTAGTAGAATTTATTGAACAAGAAACGTGGAGTAAGTAATGAACATATTTTATTTTGATGAGTGTCCTGTTGTATCAGCAGAAGCACAGCCTGATAAGATGCTAGTGAAGATGCCACTTGAAACAGCTCAGATGCTATGTACAGCACATAGAGAACTTGATGGTGATGAGTATGCCGATAGTGTAGGACTATACAAAAGAGCTTATTGGAATCATCCATGTACTATTTGGGCTAGAGAATCTAGTAGTAATTACTCATGGTTGTACAGACATTTCTTAGCACTAGGTATGGAATACAACTATAGATATGGTAAGACTCATGCAAGTATTACTAAACTTGAAGAGCCTTTGAGTAAGATGCCTGATAATATTACACATACAAGCATGACACCACTTGCACAGGCTATGCCTAACGAGTACAAAAACAAAGACCCCATAATAGCATACAGGAATTATGTTATACATGAAAAACATTATGCACAATGGAACAAGAACAGAGAACAACCTACATGGTGGAGACTATAATATGTACGAAGGATATAAAAAATTAAACAAAGACGAATACCGAGAGTTTGAAAATTGGATACGAGAAAACAATAAAGAACTATACGAAAACAAAATCGCCTATGAAGTTAGGTGGAATAAAGATGAGTATTATGTAAAATTTTTTGATGAAAGTATTTACACATTGGATGATATAATGCTTGACATCAATGACAACTTAGGGTATAATACACCCAATTAAACAGCCAAAACCAAAAGGAGGTTATATATGGCAGTATTAGAAGGAAAAGCCTACTGGGCTTCAGTAACAACACCAAACACTACGTTTGAACCTGTGTATACAGTTGATTTAGTAGTGAATGAGGATGTTGCAAATGACTTTGAGGCTCGTGGCTTTAAAGTAAAAGACTTATCTATAAAAGATGAGAATGGTGGTGCTACTTCTGTTGGTAGAGCCTTAACAATTAAAAGAAAAGTGAATGGACCAAATGGCATGGTAAGAAATGCACCTAAACTTTTTGATAAGAACAAACAACCTATGGATGATGTTATAGGTAATGGTTCTACTGTTAAAGTTCAATACAACGAGTGGGAAACCGATAATAAATATGGTCAGTTCAAAGGTTTGGATTTCCAAGCTATGCAGGTAATTGATTTAGTAGCATTAAAAACTCAAGACGGAGCTGAGCTAGACCCTTATGGGGATGGCGAGGAATTTTAATATGATTATAAGTATTAAAAATGATGAAGGCATCGTAAACTATGATGTAAATAATATTAAAAATGAACAACTGCAAAACAATGCTCGTATTACTATCAATAAAGTAGGCACATTAGAAGTTCATTTAGAAGCTTTAAACTTTGCCAGTCAGGCACACAGAAACAATCTTGAAACCCTCTTAAAAGATTGTCCTGAAGCTGTGGTAGAGGTTGAAGAAGAAAGTGTTGATGAGGAAGCTTCGACTGAAGAAGAATAATCAACATAGATATCTCCATACTAAGCCACTCTCGTAAAACAGGGTGGCTTTCTTATTTAAAACGAGGGTAATTATATGCAAGAACAAAGTAAATTCGTAAAGTATCATGTTCCTTGTCACGAATGTGGTAGTAAAGATGCAGTATCTGTAAACGCAGATGGGTCTGCAAAATGTTTTAGTTGTGACAAATTTTATTCAAACTATGGGGGAAAAGTAACGCCAATGACAAACTATATTAAACAACCAACACCTAAACCACATGTAAATGTTCATGGAGGTATCTTTGCAAAGCTTACAGATAGAAATATCTCCAAAGAAACAGCAGAAAAGTATGGTGTTAAAGTTGTATATGATTCTAATGGTCAGTTGGCACAACATCTATATCCTTTTTACATTAATCATGAGCAATGTGCTACAAAGATTAGATATATTAGAGATAAAAACTTTAAGTTCGAGGGTACTATCCAAGACTCTGGACTTTTTGGACAAAACTTATTCAAGGAAGGAGGAAAGTATCTTACGATAGTGGAAGGAGAGTGTGATGCTATGGCTACTTATGAGCTACTAGGCTCTAAGTGGGCTGTAGTATCCATTAAACGTGGTGCTGCTTCAGCAGTTAAAGACGTAAAAGAAAGCCTTGAATATGTTGAAAGTTTTGACAATGTTGTCATATGTTTTGACAAAGATAAAGCAGGTATTGAAGCTTCTCAACAGGTAGCTAGTATTATCAAGCCCGGAAAAGCAAAGATTGTTACGCTTCCTAATGGATACAAAGACCCTAACGACATGCTTAACAAAGGCAAACATCAAGACTTTACAAGAGCTTGGTGGGATGCACAGGTTTATACACCTAGTGGTATCATCAGGGTATCAGAGAAACAAAATGATTTCTTAAACAGAGAACGTAAACAAAGCGTACCTTATCCTTGGGAAGGTCTTAACAAAAAGCTACTCGGTCTAAGGGCAGGAGAACTGGTAACACTTACAGGTGGAACAGGACTCGGTAAGTCTAGTATCACAAGAGAGCTTGAGCATTGGCTTATCAATCAGACAGAAGATAACGTGGGTATCATAGCTCTTGAAGAAGATTGGAAACGTACAGTTGATGGTATACTTTCTATCGAAGCAAGTGACAAGCTATTTATTGATAGTGTACGTGATGAATATGGAGAGTCTAAATTAATCCATATGTTTGATAAAGTATTTGGTAATGATAGAGTATTTATACATGCTCACTTTGGAGCCAATGATATTGATGCTATCTTTGCAAAGCTTAGATACTTGATTGTTGGTTGTGATTGTAAATGGGTAGTAGTAGACCACTTACACATGCTTGTAAGTTCTATGTTGGATGGAGATGAACGTAAAGCTATTGACAGTATTATGCACAGACTACGTAGCATGGTAGAAGAAACAGGTGCAGGTATAATACTTGTATCACACTTACGTAGAATCGAAGGCAACAAAGGACATGAGAATGGTATTAGTGTAAGCTTATCACATCTACGTGGTTCAAATAGTATTGCACAACTTTCTGATTCTGTTATAGCTCTTGAAAGAAATCAACAATCAGATGATGATTTAGAATCACGAACAACAAAATTACGTATCCTTAAATCAAGATATACAGGTGATGTAGGCATGGCTTGTTCATTAGTATACGATAAAGAAACAGGTAGACTGTCAGAGTATGAGGACTTAGAAATACTTAACTCTAAAGAAGAAGATGTCATACCTTTCTAGGAGAAACATATGCAATTAGTATTTGATATTGAAACAGACGGATTAAATCCTTCAGTTATTTGGTGTCTCGTAGCACAAGATGAACATGGAAAGTTCTATCATTTTTACGAAGATACTTTACAAGAAGGCATAGAGTTTCTACAAAAAGCAGATAAACTTATAGGTCATAATATACTAGGGTATGATATACCAGTCATAAAAAAACTTACTGGTATTGATTTATATCACAAAGATAAAGTTATTGACACTCTTGTTTTATCTAGACTACTTAATCCTACAAGAGAAGGTGGTCATAGCATAGCTAAGTGGGGTTATAAACTTGGTCTACCTAAAAAAGATTCACCTGAATGGTCAGCATTTACAAAAGAAATGTTATCATATTGTGAAAGAGATGTTGAAATAAATTATAAATTATTTAATTATTTAAGAAAAGAATCTATTGGTTTTTCAAAAGATTCAATAGATTTAGAACACAAAGTTACACATATTCTTGAACAACAAAAACAAAATGGATTTTTATTTGATGAGAAAGAAGCTATGCTTTTGACATCAGAACTATCATCTAAACTTAAAGAAACTGAAGACAAAGTACACGAAACATTTAAGCCAATCTGGATAGATGACAAAATGGTTAAACCTAAATTAAAAAAAGATGGTAAACTTTCTAAACAAGGATTGACAGAACAAGAGTACAATGATATAATAGATGGTACGCTTGAAAGAAAACCTTTCATGAGAAAGACATTACAAGAGTTTAATTTAGGTTCTAGAAAACAAATAGGACAAAGATTACAAGAGCTTGGTTGGAAGCCAAATAAATTTACACCAACAGGACAAGCTATCGTAGATGAAACTACTCTTAAAAAGATAACACACATAAAAGAAGCACAGCTTATAGCAGACTTTCTTTTATATCAAAAAAGGTTAGCCCAAGTCCATTCATGGATAGAGGCTGTAGAAAAAGACAATAGAGTTCATGGTTCTGTTATATGTACAGGTGCTATCACTGGTCGTATGGCTCATAGAAATCCTAACATGGCTCAAGTACCTGCTGTTTACAGTCCTTATGGTAAAGAATGTCGTTCATGTTGGACAGTACCAAAAGGTTACAAGCTTGTAGGTATAGATGCAAGTGGTTTAGAACTAAGAATGTTAGCACACTATATGGCTGACGAGGAGTATGTAAATGAAATTATTAACGGAGACATTCACACAGCTAACCAACAGTTTGCTGGACTTAAATCAAGAGATGAGGCAAAAACTTTCATCTATGCACTCATTTACGGAGCCGGAGATGAAAAAATTGGAAGCATCATTAAAGGAAACAGAAATGATGGTAAACGATTGCGAGAACGGTTTCTTACTGGTCTACCAGCACTTAGAACTCTTAAGGAACGAGTTGATAGAGCTGCGGAAAAGGGCTACCTCAAAGGGTTAGATGGTCGTAAGATATTACTAAGACATAAACATGCTGCATTAAACACTTTATTACAAGGTGGAGGAGCAATCGTGATGAAGAAAGCTTTAGTTATATTAGAAGAAAGTATACGACTTAATACTTTAGATGCTAAGTTTGTAGCAAACATACACGATGAATGGCAGATACAAGTTCTTGAAAATCAAGCAGACTTTGTAGGAAGACTAGGCGTAGAAGCCATAGAAAAAGCAGGAGAATATTTTAACATGCGTTGTCCTTTAACAGGAGAATATAAAATAGGGGACAGTTGGTATGAAACCCATTAAAAGAAAAACATCTACTATTAATTTTGGATATACGTTTAATCAAGAAACAGGTTTGTTAGATGCAATAAAAACTGAATTAAAAGAACTAGAATATGTTGAAAACGAAATACTTAAAAACAATATGTCTTTAAGAAAAGCTTGTGAATATTTAAAAGAAAAAACTAAAAGACATTTATCAGCTCCCGGATTAAAAAAACATATGGATAAAAAATATGGAACAGGAGAGTGGTTGTCAAAAGCAAAAGGAGAAATATATATTATCTCTAATCCTGCTTGGAAAGGTTGGATTAAAGTTGGTAAAAGTATAAATACAGATAAAAGATTATCACAGTTTCAAGCATGTTGTCCTTTAAAAGATTTTGAAATTGTTAAACTTATTACAGTAAAAAATCAAATCAAGGCTGAAAGAAAAGTACTTGAGTTTATGAAATTTTTTTCAGAAGATAACAAAGGAGAATGGATAAAAATAAATAAAGATAAAGCGATAGAAATATTAAATACTTACAAGGAAAAACATGAAACCTAAAATAGAAGACAGAAAAAAGTTTGACATTGATTTAACTTATGGTACAATAAGAGAAGAAAAAATATCAGACATGCTTACCAATAAAAAAATAGAAGTTAAATCTGAAAAAGATTTATGGCAAAACACAGGAAACATTTGTATAGAATATGAATCATATGGTAAACCTTCAGGTATAAGAGCAACTGAATCTGATTATTGGTTTCATAATCTATGTGTAGGTGATAACGAATTTTGTACATTGGTTTTTAAAACAGATGTACTTAAAACTATCGTAGATAAATTAGATACATTCAGAACTGTAAGTGGAGGAGACCATAAAGCAAGTAAAATGTTTCTTGTAAACTTACAAAAACTATTTTCATCGGATGTGATTAAAGCATTCAAGGATTCAGAAAATGAAAAAACTAAATAATTTAGTACCAGATATTTATAAACTTTTAGATTCTTTAACAGAAGGCAAACAGTTAAAGATATCAGAAGAAATGTATGAAGAGTTTGGAAAAGACATGGCTGAAGCTTTAAGGCATTGGTCTACTCCTCAAGATAGAACTCAAAAAGAAATGCTACGTATGTCAAACATAGGTAAACCTGAAAGACGTTTATGGTTTGATGCTCATACACAATCAGATACAACAGAAAAACTAGAACCTAACGTACAAATTAAATTTTTATATGGACATTTACTTGAAGTTTTACTCTTGTTTTTTGTTAAACTTTCTGGACATAAACTTACAGACATGCAAAAAGAAATTACTGTAAACGGAATCAAAGGACATATGGACTGTAAGATTGACGGTGAAGTAGTAGACGTAAAGACTGCATCAGGATACGCATTTAAGAAATTTAAAGAAGGAACATTAAGTGAAGATGATTCTTTTGGTTATCTTGCACAACTTGCAGGTTATGAAGAAGCAGAAGGAACAAACAAAGGTGGCTTCCTAGTGATGAATAAAGAAACAGGAGACCTTTGTACTTACATACCTGACGATATGGAAAAGCCTAACATAGTTTCTAAAATAAAAAACGTAAAAGAAATAATTGTAAATAATGAACCACCTGAACTTTGTTATGAACCTATACCTGAAGGTGCTTCGGGTAATATGAAACTAGCTAGAGGATGTACATGGTGTCCACATAAAATAGAATGTCATAAAGATGCTAATGACGGACAAGGCTTAAGAGTTTTTAATTATGCTAAAGGTCCTGTGTATCTTACAAAGATTGTTAAAGAACCTAAAGTTGAGGAAGTAAACTTATGAATCAAAGAAAAGCAAAGCAAGTAAAAAAACTTTCAGAAGAATTTGTAATTACATGGTTAAAGACTATGCTTATAGAAGAAGAACAAAAGAAAGTAAACGTAGCTAATTTTAAAAACTATTTACCTGAAGACACTCACTTCTTTAGTAATGGAAAACTAATGGTTTCTGCTTATACTCCTAGATGGTTTGCGAAAAGAATAAAAAAAGTTTTAAAACGTAAAGATATAAATGATATTATTTATTCGGATGTTATGTAATGGTCGGTTACAGAAAACCTAGAAAGGTTAGACCTAAAGAAAAAGACGTACCTAAAGGATATGATTCTAAATGGGAACATACTTTACACACTACAGTTTTACAAGAATGGAATCATCACACTAATAAAGTTCCTTATATAGTTGAGCATAATTACGAGCCTGACTTTGTAAAAAAAATAGGTAATAAAGAATATTTATTAGAAGCAAAGGGTAGATTTTGGGACTACCAAGAATACAATAAATATGTTTGGATTCGTAAAGCTTTAAAACCTAATCAAGAGTTAGTGTTTTTATTTTTAAGTCCTTATGCTCCTATGCCACAGGCTAAGAAAAGAAAGGACGGAACAAAAAGAACTCATGCAGAATGGGCAGAAAAAAATAAATTTACATGGTATAGTGAAAATACTTTACCTGATAAGTGGAGAAAAGATGAACTATAAATTTAATGAAGATAAAATTTTAAATGAAGTTAAAGCTTACATTGGTAATACTTATGACCAACATTATGCTAATGGAAAGTATCAAGCGACTGATATGATTATTGATTCAGGATATGGAGAAGGGTTTTGTATTGGAAACATTATGAAGTATGCCATGAGATTTGGAAAAAAGAATGGTAAAGATAATAAAGACTTGATGAAAATAATTCATTATGCTATAATAGCATTATACGTAAATAATAAGGAACAAGATAATGGTTGAAGATAAAATAGGAACTAAGCCTTACTTAGGAATTGAAATAAACTATGATAAAGAAAAAGAATTTGATAAATTTAGTTTAGATACACTCAAAGATAGATATTTTTGGGAAGGAGAAACACATGCACAAGAAGCACTTGCCAGAGCCTCCGTCTTCGGAGCAACCTTCAAAGGTGAGACGGATTTTGAACTGGCTCAAAGACTTTACAACTACAGTTCCTCTCGTTGGTTCATGTTTAGCACTCCTATACTTAGTAACGGGGGTACCACTCGTGGGCTTCCTATCAGTTGTTTCCTTAATTATGTTCCTGACAGTCGCGGTGGTTTATCTGCTCACTATGATGAGAATATATGGTTGGCAAGTTCAGGTGGAGGCATTGGTGGATATTGGGGCGATATTAGGAGTAACGGTATTTCTACTACTCATGGCAGTCGTTCTACTGGTTCAATTCCTTTCATACATGTAGTTGATTCACAGATGTTAGCCTTTAATCAAGGCACAACAAGACGTGGTAGTTATGCAGCTTACATGGA